AACGCGACAATGCTAAAGGTGGCCGCAAAGCCATGTTAGAAGAAGCATACGGCAAGTTTTTAGGCAAACGGGAAGCTAAAAAATAATGGATTTTAATCAAATGGCTCGTATGTTGCGTATGCAGCAAACAGTAGATTCTACTGGTGCGCCAATTGATATAAAAAGACCAATTGTTTTTGACAAAGGCGGTTACGAACCGCACACAGAATTAAGCATGACCGCTACAGGCCACGAATTAGGGCTGCCACAGGCCAAGTCTTTATACAATGTGCCTACCATTTACAATGGCCAAATTAACGACCCAAACACATTTAGCGGAATGAACGAAATCCGCAAAAATGTAATGCAAAACCCAAACGCTTACAAAGCGTTTGACACAGAAAAACAAGCCATTCCTGACGCAATTCAGCGTTCTAAAGATATTGGCAACATTCGTGGTGATGAGTTAAGGCGGGCTGTTTTGATGAAATACATGGAGAATATGTAATGTTTACCAAAGAAAAAATAAAGCCTGAAAACAGCTTATTAAAGCCGCATAAGGAAACTACGCTAGAAAAGCAGCAGCGTTTGCGCTTAGAACGCAGGGCTGCTATTGCTGATAAGCTTAAAGACTTGGATAAAGAAGTAAAGTAAGACTATAATTAAGCATCATTAACTAATTACTTGGTTATATATGCAAATAAAAGAAGTTGCTGTAGATAAGCTAATACCTTACGCAAAGAACAGCCGCACCCATTCAGAAGCCCAAGTGGCGCAAATTGCCGCAAGCATTAAAGAATTTGGCTTTAGAAACCCTATATTGGTAGATGGCACAGGCGTAATAGCTGGGCATGGCCGCTTACTGGCTGCGCGCAAGCTAAACCTAAAGCAAGTACCTACCATTGACTGTAGCGACCTAACCGCAGCGCAGAAGAAGGCTTACATTATTGCTGACAACAAGCTTGCTATGAACGCTGGCTGGGATGCAGACCTATTAGCCGTAGAAATGGAAGAATTGCTGCATAGCAACTTTAACCTTGAATTACTGGGTTTTAGTGAAACAGAACTAGACGAACTGTTAGAAACAACACCCCAAGAAGCTGAACTGGGCCTGCTGCCTGAAGAAAAGCTAGACAATTTCTTGAATGGGGACACCAAAATACTGCGGTTAGCTTATGACGAACAAGAATTTGAAAGCGTAGTAAACGGCCTGCAAGAATTGCAAAAAGAACTGGAAGTAGAAGATTTTTCAACCATTGTTATGGCACTGGTGCTTGAAAAATGCAGAAAATAGTTATTACAGACCCTTTAAAGCTAGACCACAACGCTTATAAAGGTAAAGTACCTACCGCCAAAGACTATGACACCGTAATTAATTACGAATGTGAAATATACGAAAACGACAAGTTAGTATGTATTTACAAGAAGGTTAGCCCTGAAGTAAAGGCTATTCTTGACTATGCCAGTAAGAACAGCACTAGCAAGAAAAGCAGCAGAACATTAGGCGTAGTAACCAATAGCACGGTATTTGGCGCATTACCCCGTGTAGCATTAAGGGAAGATTATTGTAGGTTTAGCGGTGATACCAAGCAAGACCCCAAAATGTTTGGCCTATTAAGCAAGGCTGCCCAAGAACTTTGGAACACCTACCAAACCAAGCTGCCGCAAATGAGCCAATATTTTAAAGCAGAAGCAGGCAACATTAACGCTGATTGGATGAAAACAGGCACACCTTTTAGCACCATAAACATTAATAAGAACTTTGCCATTAAATACCATGTAGATGCAGCCAATATGGGCCAAGTATTTAGCAATGTCATCATTAGCAAGAAAATGGCAGAAGGCGGCCACTTTGTAATGCCAGCTTATAGGGTAGCACTAGCCCAAGACGATGGCTGGTTAGCTATTATGGATGGCGTAAACATCATGCACGGTGTAACCCCCATTATTTACCATAGCCCTAAAAGCTATAGAAACAGCTTTGTTTTCTACACGCTAAAGAACCTAAAGCATTGTGAATGTAAAACGGATGAATTAGCCCGTATGAAGGCAAAAGCCACAGAACGCGCCATTAAGCGTATGCAAGGTAATAAAGACCTTGTTAAGCTACATGAAGGGCGCAGTAAAACACCTAATATATCGGAGTTATAAAAATGCCAGTAGGAAGGCCAGCACATAAACCCACAGAAAAGGACAGGGACACCGCTAAAAGACTAAGTGCTTTGGGTGTACCGCATGAAGATATTGCTAAACGCTTGAAAATAAGCGCAGATACACTGGTGAAGTATTACCAAGAAGAACTAGACGAAGGCCGCATAGATGCAAACGCAGCCATTGCAGGTACATTGTTTAGCCAAGCCAAGAAAGGCAACACGGCTGCCGCTATATTTTGGTTAAAGACTAGGGCGCGGTGGAAAGAAACCCAAGTTAATGAAGTTTCAGGTGTTGATGGCGGTGAAATTAAGCTAGCATGGGCAGATGAGTAAGCTAATCAAGCTGAAATACCGCCCCCGTCAAGTATTTGAAGCATTCCACCAACGAAAGGAACGCTGGGCAATTATTGTGGCCCACCGTAGGGCAGGCAAAACAGTAGCTTGCATTAATGACTTAATAGTAAGGGCCAGCTTAGAAGGCAAACCTAACGCTAGATACGCATACATAGCCCCGTACCATAGCCAAGCCAAATCCATTGCTTGGGATTACCTTATGCGCTATGCAGAACCCGTTTATAAGAAGCATAACGCTAGTGAATTATGGGTAGAACTTATTAATGGGGCGCGTATTAGGCTATTTGGTGCAGACAACCCCGATGCTTTGCGCGGAATGTACCTAGATGGCGTAATTCTTGACGAATATGCCGATATGAAGCCAAGCGTATGGGGCGCGGTTTTAAGGCCGTTATTAAGCGATAGAAGCGGCTGGGCCGTGTTTATTGGCACACCTAAAGGCCATAACGCCTTTTATGACATATACAACGAAGCAGCCAAAAGCCAAAACTGGTTTACACGCACCTTTAGGGCAGACCAAACAGGCTTGCTAGCTAAAGCTGAACTGGAAGATGCCCAGCGCAGCATGACACCTGACCAGTACGAACAAGAATTTCTATGTAGCTTTGAGGCTGCCATCTTAGGCGCGTACTACGGCCAAGAGATGCGCCACCTTACAGACAGCCAACGCATAACCACTGTAGATTATGACCCTATGTTTCCTTGCCATACAAGCTGGGACTTGGGCTTTAATGACAGTACGGCAATTTGGTGGTTTCAGGTGGTGTACGGTGAAATACGGGTATTGGACTACCATCAAAGCAATGGCAAAGCCATACCGTATTACACAGGTTTGCTAGAACAGAAAGCAGAAGAATTTGGTTATAAATATGGCACACATTACTTGCCACATGATGCACGGGCAAAAACACTAGCAAGTGGCGGTAAGAGCATAATTGAACAAATTTCGACAAAAATTGACATAAAACACCTAAAAATTGTGCCAAACCTATCACTTCAGGATGGAATACAGGCAACAAGGCTTGCATTAATGCGCTGCTGGTTTGATAATAGAACAGAAGAAGGTATTGAATGTTTACGGCAGTATCAGCGTGAATATGACGAAGATAAAAAGGTATTTAGGGACAAGCCGCGCCACGATTGGACTTCACACGGTGCGGATGCTTTTAGGTACTTGGCTATTGTTTGGAAAGACGAAGAAACACCAATACTGCGCGATACCCGTATTAAAGGGCTTGGCGTAGGTGAAACAGATGTAACCCTTAATGAAATGTGGGCGCAAACCCCAAGAATTACTGACCGTAGGATATAAATATGGAACACAACTACCAAGATTGGTACAACTGTATTGCAAGCTATGAACGCACCTACAAAGAATGGGAAGCAAGGGTTGACAGAATCTTAAAGCGGTATCGTGATGATTCCCGTACAAGAAATAACCCAAATGCACGGTTCAATATTCTTTGGTCAAACATTCAAACCATTACCCCAGCAGTATTTGCCCGTTTGCCACGCCCTGATGTAAGCCGTAGGTTTAGGGACAATGACCCAATTGGCCGTGTAGCTTCTATGATGCTAGAACGCGCCCTTGATTACGAAATTACCCACTACGGGGACTACGCTAGCGCAATGAAGCAAAGCGTACAAGACCGTTTATTAGGTGGGCGCGGTACTTCTTGGGTTCGTTATGAACCGCATATTACTGGTGAAATGGCAGGCGAAGCTGAAGGCGCACCTGATGATGGCTACCAAACTACAGAAGATATTGATGAAGCTGAAACAGAAGGCGGCATCTACCGTGAGGACCAAGAACGCATAGAGTACGAATGCGCCCCAGTTGACTATGTGCATTGGCGCGACTTTGGCATGACCGTAGCCCGTACTTGGGAAGAAGTAACCGCTGTATGGCGCAAAGTGTATATGACACGCCCAGCACTGGTAGAACGCTTTGGCGAAGAACTAGGTAACAAAATACCGCTAGATACAAAGCCTGAAACTTCTAAAACTTACAACGAAAAAATGGGCGAAGGCGCAAGTGAAGCCTGCGTTTATGAAATTTGGGATAAACAAACAGGCATGGTTCTTTGGCTTTCTAAGTCATTGGGCAAAATTCTTGACAAAAAGCCTGACCCATTAAAGCTTGAAAACTTTTGGCCTTGCCCAAAGCCTATGTACGCTACGCTGACAACAGACAGCCTTGTACCTGTACCTGACTTTGTAATGTACCAAGACCAAGCTAAACAGCTTGATACTTTGGCAGACCGCATAGATGGCTTTATTAATGCACTGAAAGTACGCGGTGTTTACGATGCTTCAGAACCAGCATTAGCCCGTTTATTTAGTGAAGGCGAAAACAATGCGCTTATCCCTGTTAAAAACTACATGGCTTTTGCTGAAAAGCAAGGCATGAAGGGAAGCATTGACCTTGTAGATATTGCCCCTATAGCTAATGCCCTGCAAATGGCATACCAAGCTATGGACCAAGTTAAGGGTCAAATCTATGAAATTATGGGTATTGCTGACATTCAGCGCGGCCAAACAGACCCTAACGAAACATTAGGCGCACAAATTATTAAGTCTAATAACGCTTCAGGGCGTTTAAAGACTATGCAGCATGATGTAGTGAACTTTGCTACAGAACTGCTACAAATTAAAGCGCAAATTATTTGCAACCACTTTACAGATGACACCATTGTAAAAATTAGTGGTGCAACCCAGTTAAGCCCACAAGACCAAGCGTTAATACCGCAAGCCCTTGAATTGTTGCGTAACGAAGCCGCTAAGAACTTCCGTGTTGAAGTTACTAGCGATTCAATGATTTACCAAGACGAACAGCAAGAAAAGCAAGACCGTGTAGAGTTTTTAAGCGCAGTAAGCCAGTTTATGCAAACTGCCTTGCCAGTAGCTAGCCAAGCCCCTGAATTAACACCATTGCTTATGGAAATGTTGAAGTTTGGCGTTACCGCATTTAAAGCTGGTAAAGGCATGGAAGGGCTTATTGACGAAACAGCCGATAAATTCCGCGCCCAAGCTAAAGCTATGGAAGGCCAACCAAAACCATTGCCGCCTGAAATTCAGAAGGTACAACTGCAAATACAAGCTGAACAGCAGAAAATTGCTATGCAGCAACAGGCAGAAGCAGCCAAAATGCAAATGGAAGCCCAGCTTGAACAGCAGCGTTTGGCTAGCAACATGGAACTGGAAAAGGCTAAACAGGAATACCAAGCCCAAGAAAATAACCTTAAATTCCGTTTGGAAGCTGAACGCAATGCTTCAGACCGTGAAATGGAACTTAAGATTGCCCAAATGAAGATGCACACAGAACGCAACACCCAAGTGCTGCTAGCGCATATTAACAACGGGGCTAAGATTGAAGTAGCCCGTATTGGTGCTGACGAATCAGATGGTGCTATGGCATACATGACTGAAGAAGATATGGCTAAGTCTATGGAACACCCATTAAAGCCTATTGCAGATGCTATTAGCCAAAGCAACCAGCAAATGACACTGGCGTTAGGCGATTTAGTAAACACCATTAACAAAAACCACAATAGGCCAAAGCAAGTAGTACGCGGTGCTGATGGCAAAATTATTGGGGTTCAATAATGGCAATTACCGTAACGCACAAGTTCGTTAGTGCCATTCCTGATTCAGGCGATACAACAATCGTACAGCCTTCAAATTGGAACGATACGCATGAATTAGTTGGTTTGGGTACTATGGCAGAACAAAATGCCAACAATGTGGCCATTACAGGCGGCACAATGTCAGGCGTTTCAGTTAGTGGCTATGTACCTACAACTACAACAATTACGGCTGGTACAGGTTTAACTGGTGGTGGTGATTTATCTGCCAACAGAACTATTGCCCTTGCCAATACAGCGGTTACAACTGGCACTTATGGCAATGCTGCTAGAACTATTACCCAAACTGTTGACCAACAAGGCCGCATAACCAATATATTTGACCAGCCTATAGCTATTGCTTACACAGCAGTAAGCGGCTTGGGAACTGCAGCTACTAAAGATGCAGGCGTAGCTAATGGCGTAGCAACCCTTGATGGCAGCGGAACAGTACCTATTTCACAGCTTCCAGCAGCCGTTTTGGGCGCGTTAAGTTATCAAGGCACATGGAATGCCAGCACCAATAATCCAACCCTAACCAGTTCTGTAGGCACAAAAGGCTACTACTATGTAGTTGATGTAGCAGGCAGCACTAATCTAAATGGCATTACTGATTGGTTAGTAGGCGATTGGGCCGTATTTAACGGTTCTGTATGGCAGAAAATAGACAATACAGATGCAGTAACAAGCGTTAACGGCTTTACTGGCACGGTAGTTTTAACCACTACCAACATTTCAGAAGGCACAAACCTTTATTACACAGATGCAAGGGCTAGGGGCGCGGTTTCTGCTGGTACTGGCATTAGCTATAACAGCACAACTGGCGTAATTACCAACAGCGCACCCGACCAAACAGTAGTTTTAACTGCTGGTACTGGTATTTCAACTAGCGGTACATACCCCAATTTCACCATTACAAACACTGCCCCAAGCTTGGGTGGTGATGTAGTAGGCCCAGCAAGTGCTACAGACAATGCAATAGCCCGTTTTGACACCACTACAGGCAAATTAATACAAAACAGCGTAGTAACGGTTAGCGACACTGGCGTAATTGCAGGCGCGCCCAGCATTTCTAACATTAACTTTGTTGACTTTGATACTTCCTATTCAACTACCCTAACAGAAGGGCAATTAGGCTGGGATGGCAACAATACGCTAGCTATTGGTATGGCTGGTAACAATGTAGTGCAGCATATTGGTGAAGATTTATATTTCTATTGCAAAGCAACAAGCGCAATTACTAAGGGCCAAGTAATTATGTTTACTGGCGCAGTAGGTGCTAGTGGCGTACCAACTGGCGCACCTGCTACAGGCATTACAGATGGCACATACATTATGGGTATTGCTGCTGAATCCATAGCTTTAAATGGCTTTGGTTTAGTGCAAGCGTTTGGTGAATTGCGAAATGTCAACACTTCAGGGTATGCAGATGGCGATATTCTTTGGTATGACCCTGCTGTAACAGGCGGTTTAACCAAAACTAAACCTTCCGCGCCCAATGTCAAAGTGCAAATGGCTGCCGTTATTAATGGCGGTTCTAGCGGTGGCGGCACTATTCTTATCCGTATTAATGCTGGTTCTACGCTTGGCGGTACAGATAGCAACGCCCAAATTACTAGCCCAAGTAACGGCCAAATACTGACTTATGACGGCACAAACGCATATTGGAAAAACACCGCTTTAACTGCTGGTACGGCTGTTTCAGTAAGTGCTTCTGCAACTGGCGTATTAACTATTGCAAACACAGGCGTAATTTCTGCCGTAGCTGGTACAGGCATTTCAGTAAGTGGCGCAACTGGCGCGGTAACCATTACCAATACTGCCCCTGACCAAACTGTAGCCATTACAGCAGGTACAGGCATTAGCGTTAGCGGTACATACCCAAGCTTTACTATTGCTAATAGCGGTGTAACCAGCTTAACTGGTACGGCCAGCCAAGTAACAGTTTCAGCTTCAACTGGTGGGGTTACTTTAAGCCTGCCAAGCACAATTAATGTAAACACTAGCGGTAACGCTGCAACAGTTACAAACGGTGTTTATACAACTGGTAGTTATGCCGACCCTACTTGGATAACTAGCCTTGCAGGTAGTAAAATCACAGGAACAATTGATGGCGGTACATTCTAAGGATTAAATATGGCAACGACACTAAAGACTAAAAACAGCGTTACAGCACTTTCTGCCCCATCAAGCTTGGTGCAGGGTGAATTAGCGGTAAACATTACAGACAAGAAAATTTGGGTAGGTAATGCTTCTAGCACCCCAGTGCTAATTAGCGACTATTCAGGTTCTATTATTGGCGGTTCAAACACTCAAGTTCAGTACAACAGTTCAGGCGTATTTGCTGGTTCTGCCAATATGACCTTTAATGGCACAGGTTTAACTTTAGCTAATGATGCTTCTATATCAGGGCTTACTGTTGGTAAGGGTGGTAGTGCAGTAAGCACAAATACTGCGGTTGGAAACAATGTATTAAATGCAAATACAACAGGTTCATTTAATACTGCTGTTGGATACAATGCGGCACAATTAACAACAAGTGGTGGCGTTACTGCTTTTGGTAGTGGTGTTTTAGCTGCAAATACAACAGGAAACGCTAATACTGGTTTAGGCGGCTACGATGCTACTGCTGGAATATATGGTGCTTTATCAGCAAATACAACTGGTTCTTACAATATTGCTGTAGGAACAGGTGCATTGCGTTTGAACACCACAGCAGCAGGAAATACAGCCGTTGGCTATCAAGCTGCATATAGCAATACAACTTCTGCATACAATGTGGCTATTGGATATAATTCCTTATATGCAAACACTACTGGAAATTGCCATGTAGCTGTTGGAACAAATGCTTTAACTTCTAATACTACTGGTGCAGATAGCGTAGCTATAGGTAGGGATGCCCTTCAAAGCAACTCAACAGGCAATAACAATGTGGCAGTAGGTCGTTCTGCTCTAAGTGCAAATACTACCGCTGCTTACAATACAGCAGTAGGCTACCAAGCGTTGCTCTCAAATACAACTGGTGCAGAAAACACCGCTTTTGGTGCTATTACTGCATACAAAACAACTACAGGGCAATTTAATGCAGCGTTTGGTAATGCTACTCTTGCAGAAAATACCACTGGTAGTTATAACACTGCTTTTGGTCAAAATGCTTTAAGAAATAACACTACTGCCAATAACAACACCGCAATAGGCTACCAAGCAATTTATGCAGGCACAACAGCCGAAAGAAATACTGCTGTTGGTAGGCAGGCTTTATATACAACAACAACAGGTAGTTATAACACCGCTATTGGCGATTTAGCTTTAAACGCAAATACAACAGGGCAACAAAACGCAGTTGTTGGTATTGCAATGCAAAGCAATACGACTGGTTCTTACAATGTGGCAATGGGTGTTGATGCTTTTAAATTAAATACTACTGGTAATTACAATACTGCCATAGGTTTTAATGCTGGTTTTTCAACAACTACGCAAATTTCTAATACTTTTGTTGGTGCTTATGCTGGTTATTCATCTACAGCACAAAACAATACTTTTTTTGGTACTAATTCTGGCTATCAAGTAACTACTGGTGCTAAAAATACTATTATTGGTTCTTATCAAGGTAATGGTGGCGGATTAGACATTCGCACAGCAAGTGGCTACATTGTGTTATCTGATGGAGATGGTAATCCTCGTGCATATTCTGATAACAATGGTATTTGGACAGTAGGAAACACTATTAATGCTGGAAGCACAACTGCAACAGTCGGTCTTGGTGTATGGGCAAACTATGGAAGCCGTATTGTTGATTTTGCTAGATATGCTGATGATGGTGCTATTGTTGGTTTTAAA